TATGAGTATGGCTACTCGAAGCTTTTCCGTCAAGAGCTGTTTTAATAGCACTTTGTGTCATAGTACCATCTGTATTAGTTCCAGTCCCTGTATAAAGTTTTGTAAATCCAGCAGCACTACTTGTACCAGTAGAGTGGCTGTGGCTACTAGATGCTTTTCCATTTAGTGCTGTTTTAATAGCACTTTGTGTCATAGTACCATCTGTATTAGTTCCAGTCCCTGTATAAAGTTTTGTAAATCCAGCAGCACTACTTGTACCTGTCGAGTGTGTATGATCAGAACTAGCATAACCACTATGAGTATGGTCACTTGTTGCATAAGCACTCGAATCTGTGTATGCAGCACTTCCAAGTCCTTTTACAGACACATTTGTACCTGCGATTTTTACTTGACCATTATTATCGCCTGTAGCAAGACTTATTCCGTGTGTATGGTCTTGTCTAGCATAATTCGTTGATGTGCCAACTGAACTACTAGATGATACATTTCCAGGTGCTGCTGTCGCAGCTGTATATGTTGTATTACTATCTGTATCTAAATCACCTACAAGTTGCCAATAAGTGCCATCGTATACAAATTCATAAACTCTATTTGCCGCAAGAGTACCAGCAGATGGAAGATTTGCATTTCTATATTTTATGTTCTTAGCCCCTGTATTATTGACATTTAATGTCAAATTACTAACAGCACCAGTATTGGTTACAGTAAATTTGACTCTTATACTAGCTCCTGTTACAAGTGCAAAGTTAGGACAATCTACGACTTTAGCAACTGTTGACGCTGCTGTTGAGCATGTTCCGTATGTAATAAGTGGTATATAAATGTCCTGGGCAGTTCCACTATTAGGAGTGAGTGTAATTTTATTATTAGCCTTATCCTCACTTAGAGAATAAGTAGTATTAGTATAACTTGTTATATACCCTTTATTTTCAACAAAGGTTTTTACTGCATTAGATGTAGGTAACGAAGCGGAAGTATCAATACTTGTTACAACAGACTTAGTAGCTGCACCACCTAATCCTGAAATATCGCTTGTATCATGAGTGTGGGAACTACTAGCATAACTGCCACTAACTTGTTTACCATCTAGTGCTTTTTCTATCTTTCCTATTGCAGCGTTTATCGTATCTGTGGCAGCAACTGCCGAAGCAGCGCTTGCCTTTTCATATCCAGTAAGTTTTATTGTACTTGCTCCTTGACTCATATTTACAGGACCAAGTATTGTAACAGAACCTGTTACTAATAAATCTTTTAAACTAGCCATTTATCTAACCTCCTTATAAGATTCTTTATTATAAATAGTCGTTTAAATCTCTATTATGTTATTAACTAATATTTCATTATTAAACATCTTAATTTTTTGTGTATTTACTCTAGCATAAAAATTAAGAGGTCCATAAGTATATATTTGTGTATCTAAATAAAATCCAGGGCGTGTATTAGAATAATCAACCATTTGACCTATAGCAGACCACCACCCATCATTAGCTGCACAAAGCAAAGTTTTATTATCGCTATATTTTAAGCTATATTTTATAAGTGCATGATTAGCACTCATATTAGATATATTTTCAAATCCTGTTACAGCAGAAGTTGTATACGGATTTGAAGTTTGTTTCCACCTAAATACAGTACCTGGAAAATCTTCTGGTTCAGTTACTAAAAATTCAAATGAACCATCATTCAAAAACCAATCAGGCGAATCATTCAAAAGTATAATTCTTGAATACAAATCATGCTCTTGATTATTCATAGCGTTTGATGTTGTAAATAAATTTGCACCTCCATTTAAATTATGGTGGCAAAGTAACATGAATACAGCACCATCATCAGTTACATAATACTCACTTGCGCTTGGTATATAAATACCACTCTTTTTATAAGTGATTCCTGATGTGGTTTCATTAAATTGACTCACAAACAAATTATTTTTATTATCAAATGATGCTGATGTTTCATAAAGTTCTTTTACATCATTATCAGATAATGCTGTTGCATATATTCTTAAATCTGATATTCCACCATTAAAAGTAGATCCATCAAATCCTACAAGAGTGCCTGGAACTTTTTCAGCATTAGCTACATTGTAGTTGACTCCTCCACCGACTATAAAATGTGTGATATAATTTCCATAGAATATTTTGGTTTTTTCACTTAATGAATCTCCTGTGGATTTTTTCTCTCCATTTACATAAGTGACTAATTTATATCCATCAAATGTAAATGTAAGCATATTCCAATTATCATAAGTTCCAAAATTTAACTGTAAGTATTTACTAAATGAATCATTTCCTACGCCAAGTGATGCACTTATTTCATTATTATTGCTAATAATATCTTTTTTGATTTGTAATCCACCACTTTCAGTAGAACTGATTATCTTACGATCAGTATTAGTAAAATTCGTATGTAGATTAGCCCATACACTTACAGTTATAGCATCACGAGGTTTTGGATCTTCACAATAAGCAAAATTACTTACTGTATCGCTAAAGTTATAAAATTTTGAATATTTAAGTCCATCTGGAGATGCTGTTAATATTGGTTGGGTCTGTGAAAACCCACTATTCCACCCATATCCAGAGCAATCACCTGCACCAGCAATTTCATCTAAAGGCATATGAACTATAAGTCCTTTAGATAATTCTTTTATCTGTTTTATAGATAGAACTTCATCATATATTCTAACATCATTTAATTGCCCATCAAATGGGAAATAATTAGAGGTATTGTAATATCTATAAGACAGTTTACCTATAGTAAATGAATCAGAGCATTGAGTAAAACCTAAATCAATGTAACCACCAGTTCCAACAAGTTCTCCATTCAAATAGCATTTTACTCCTGATTCATCATATGTTACAGCAACATGATACCATACACCAGTTTCTAATATTCCAATAGTTATCGAATTAGAGATGTTGTTAATTTCTTCAGTAACATGTCCATATTTTACTCTAAGTAAATCTCCATTTGTACCAAGCATTACTATATGAAATCCTACATCTCCAACGTCTCTTCCTTGCGAAATAAAATACGAAGGAGTCCCAGCATGGAAAGCTGTACACTTCATGAAAAAAGTCAAACTAAAATTTTTATATAAATTAAAATTTGGTCTATATAAACAATTTGCCGTATTAAAACTAAATGTAGCAGACTTTCCAAACTTCCCTTCACTAAATGGAACACTACCCATTACTTGTAAATCAGTCCCATCTAGTCCATAATTTTTTGTATCCTTGATTAATGGATACCAAGCAAGAAGACTCATAAAAATCCTCCTTCCTTATACAAATACTAAGTCAAGGGAATTAGTATTTGAATTGAATTGCCATTTGGCAGAATCCATCTTTACACTTTTTACATTAAGCGTATTGGTAGATGGGTTGTATGTTAAATCATCATCAGCATTTCTAGCTGTCTCTGTGGTTCCATTTGAAAACCATACATGAGAACTAACATCAGTAGCTGACTGAGTTAAATTCACATTTGCACTATTTGTTGAATCTAAAACTTTTCCTGTTAAAGTACATTGTATAGCACCTGAAGGTACTGTACTTGCCATAGAATCAGTAACCCAAGTAATATCTATTTTTTGACTTACTTGAGGAGATATATGAACATCAAGTATACTAATTGTATTATATGCATCTTTTTGTATATACAAATCCCATGTACTTGTGCTTGATTTATACATCCAAGCACCATTCATATTTCCAATATATTTAAAGCTTTCAAGTTCTGGATCTAAAGAATCTGAGTTTGCAAATAAAATACTAAGTTCAGTTGGATAACTAGCATATCTCTTAGTATATGATAATGTGATTGGAGAGTTTGCATAATTATTTTTTAATTGAATAGTAGCAACCTTAACATATCCTGCATCACTAGAACCACCATTACTTGAAGATATATAGTACCCTCTTTTTAAAATAGCATCTCCTGTTACAGTACCACCTGTTAATGGAAGCTTAGTATTATCTCTTGCATATCCACCAGTCATAAGGTCTGCAAATTCTTCTAAGGTATCGCCATTTGATTCTTTACTCATTATAATTTCACTATCTCTTGTTATTGGATAGTAATAAACATATGAGCCAGTACCATCTTTTTGACCCATAAGAATACTTTTATCTTCGGACAATCCCATTTATTTAAACCATCCTTTCATTAATAATATAATTACTTATTTATTTGTTTTCTATAAGCTTTTCTAAGCAGTCTTTATATAAATAAGAAGATATTGATAATTAACGCTAAAGAGGTCAAAAAACAAATAATTAATCTAATTAAATAAGAAAGGAAGAAACTATTATGCCAGAGTTAAATGTAGAAAAAATTATTAATGGTACTGATAGTAAGGTTTTATTTCATGCTTATGAAAGTATGAAAGAAAACTATAGTGATGAATCTGCTAGAAATTACAGGCATTATTACACAGAGAAACCTCTGTCATTTATTATAAAGAACGCCAGATATATTTTGTCTGAACCAAGATATGGAGTTCCTTATTTTGAATGGGTAGTTATAAATTGTCCAATTTCATACATGGATATGCAAACTATAAACGAGTGTGCTAAAGATTATTATGATGAGCATTCTAAAAAGATGTCTAGTACAATGGATACTCTTTATAATAACTTTATAAATCTTACAGATAGTTATTTAGCTGAAAGAAAATGTGAAGCTATTGTAGAACCAGAAGATACTGATAGTGATTTCTATGACAACGCTTTTTGTGCTGTATGTAAATATGTAGAATCCCCAGAAGGATTTGATGATTGTGACTTATGTAGTGATTATGATGACTTTCAAAGTTATCTTGAGTCATATAAGGATAAGAAAGCTGTAATACTCCTTACACCATATGCTGAGAAGCTTCATGTTGAACCTCAGGTATATAATGCATACAGACAGTTTGTAAAAGAGTCTACAACTGACACAATGGATTTTGCAAGAAATCTTATTAACTGTAATGAAATACAGGCATTATTTGGTTCAGATAGATTTATGGAATCTGTGAATAATATGTCTAATATAAATATAAAAGGATATGTAAATGGTATCTTAAATACTGATATTGCAGATTCAATAATTGAAGCATATAACGAATCAGTCAAAAATGATGCAGGTATTATATATTCTTCTTCATATACAGCAGTAAATGCAATTATGGAAGAAAGTGTATATGATGATTTATACAAAGAAGATAGAAAAGAACTAAGTAAAGATTTCATTAGATTAAAACACGCAGTATATGAGTCTGCTAGAAATTTAGCTACAAGAGCATTTGAAGTTACTGAAAGTGAAGATGCTGCAATACTTTCTCCATTTATGCAAGTGATTGTAGAGTCAATGTATACTGCTGAAGAAATTTCATCAGAAGGCTCTTTAAAAGTTATGACTGAAGCTGTTTCTGAAATAGAAGCAATGCTTGATGATAAAAGTTTTTTTGAGTATGCAGATGATGGATCAGCACCAGATGCCTTAAAAAAAAGATATCCATCATCTGCTGATGACAAACCTCATAAACACAATTCATCTGTAAACAATGACGATGATGAAGATACTGAAATAGAAGATTCAAATAAAGTTACAAGTAAAGACTTGCCTGATGACGGTCCAGGTAAGAAACCAAGAAAACCAAAAGAAGGAATTCTATCAAAAACTAGAAATAAAGTAATGGACATCAATGTTGCTGCTAAAAAGAAAGCAGGTAAATTACGCCAATTAGGAAAAGAAGTTGGTGGAGTTGGTAAAGCAATTTTAAAAATACCAAAAGGTATAATACAGAAGATAAAAAATATTGGTGAGAACTTTGATAAATGGGATGACAATAGAAGAAAAGAATACATGTCAAAACCAGGATTTAGAAAAAGAGTATTTAGGAATTTACGAGTAGCTATTACATATCTACTCGCTGGATCTGTAAATATTCTTCTTGTGCCAATAACATGGTTTGCTAGAAGATTAAGTAAGGAAAAAGATAAAAGAATTAGAAATGAGTTTGTTGCAGATATTAATACAGAAATAAAAGTCTGTGAAATTAAGATAGATCAAGCTCAAGCTAATGATGATCAAGAAAAAAGAATAAAGCTTACACGAATTAAAGAAAGACTTGTTCGTGAAAGAGACAGAGTTGCAACAAACAGCAAATATATCTAAGGAGTGATTATTAAATGATAATTAGATATGAACGAAATATACCTCTATATAAAAAACTTGGTATATTCCTTGAAGCTGATGATGATTCATCTGATTCAACTACTAATGAAACTATCAGTGCTGATGATAATGAAAATGCTGGTAGTGAAGAAAGTGACAATAGTGAAACTATTGACGCTGATGATAATGAAAATGCTGGTAGTGAAGAAGACTCTGATGATGATAATGGTGATGACGATGATAATGAAACTATTGACGCTGATGATAATGAAAATGCTGGTAGTGAAGAAGACGAAGGCGAATCCGATTCAGCGTCAGATGATGAATCATCAGATTCATCTGTAGATGAAGGCGAAGATGAAGAAGGTGATGAGAATAAAGAAATAACTAAAGATGATGTTAGAAAATATCAGTTGTTTTTAAGATTTCAAGAATTGTATGAAACAGTTGCTTATTTTAAGGAAAAGCTCACACAATTTGTATCAGATGACTCCAACTTCGCTAAAACATCACTTGGTTCACTTACCAGATTAAATGAATTATATGATATGATGAAAGATTATATGCTTTTAAAATTTCAATCAGATAGCTATCTTCAAAACTCTTTCTTCTTTGAAAAAATTAAAGCTATTTTAGTAATTATACTAGAAGCTTTGAGAAAAGATGCTAAGAAAGATAAGAAGAGTACTGAAGAAAATGGGGTTAATAATAAGAATAATGCTAAAGACAAAGATAAAAAATCTTAATAATGAAAACCTTTTTACTATTACAAACATTAAAATAAATCTAATTATATAGAAAAATTTCATTTTAATATAATAAATAAGGAGGTTAGTGAGATGTCAGATAGAGATAACAGTAAATTGACATTTCTTGAATCCGATTTTGATGATACCATTTCATTGAATGGTTATGATGACGGATCAAATATGAATAGTTTTGATGCTGCTTTTAAGGAAGCAGTTGATATGCTTGAAACAAAGACAATCAATTATTTCATGGATATTAACCAGTTGGTTAAGAATCCTGATATAATGCAAGCATTTAAGGAAGCAGCACTCTCTTCAATAAAAGAAGAGTCAGCAGATAGAGCTATGGACCCAGAAAGCTGGGGTTCATATGGAAATATGTACAACAACATTTCAAGACTTTGGGACAACTGTACAGACGACTTCAAGAAAGAGTCTACAACTGTAGGTCAGCTTATGCCTATTAAGGCTATTGACTATCCTATTCTTGTTAAGCAGCATGTTGCACTTGCTACAAAGGATATTATTGAAACAGAAGTTGTTACATCACCTGTTGTAAAGAAACAACTTGAACAAACTTGGGTTGTTGATAATCAAGATCCTTCACAAAGATGGAGATATCCTCAATGCTTCTATTCAGATGACTATAAGGATATTTTCAATGCTGGTAAGGGTTACCCAATTAAGGATACTGCGGTAGAACTTCCAATATATAATTATGATGTGGTTGCAAATCTTACAGATGCTCCTGTACCAGAGAGAGAAAACTTCACCATCGATTTGCAGGTAGTTGCAGCTATTACTGAAGATGATCAAGAAATTCCTATGAATATGTACATAGATCTTCATCATAGTGTATGGCTTGGTGGTAAGATTGACACAAAGGATTCTACAGGTGCTCCTATTCAAGATACACTTGTTGGTGAAGTTGATTTCATTGGCAAGAGAGTTTCAATCACTTCTCTTAATGGAAAGATTAAGAAAGTTAAGTTTGCAGGATATCTTAGCAACGAAAAGAATGAAAGAGCTGTAAGCTTTGATTATACAAGAGAAGAGAGAGAGTGGAAGATTGAAGATGGTCATAGAGTAGACATTCCTTACTCTATTGAGCAACTTGATGATCATAAGGCTCTCCTTAATATTGATTTGTATAAAAAGACTTATGACAATATGTCTGGTTACCTTACCCAGATGGAAGACTCAAAGAATATTGAGTATCTTGATGCCGAATTTGATAGATGGCAAGGAATTGAAGTTGATCCTCTTCTTTGGAATGGCTTTGTTCGTTTCATTGATTTCAACTGTGATTCAACAAATATTACAACTGCTCTTCCTTCAGAATTCATTGAGAAGCAGCTTAAGTGGACAATAGATAGATTTATTATTGATCTTACAAATACTGCTAAGATGGAAGATATGACATTTACAATGTATGGAAATCCCAAGTATGTAAGTTTGCTTGGAAAGAATGTTGATTGGAAGCTTTCAAGTGGAAGCTCAACAGCTGGTATTAAGCATAATTATCAATATGGTGCTATGTCAACAAACGGTGTAAAGATTAATGTAGTTTCAGCACTTAAGTTTGATGAGAAGAAGACATATCATAGAGGTCTTAGAGTTATTCCTGTATCACTTCGTAAGGAAGAGATGACATTTAAGCACTTTAAGTATACAACACATATTTTGAACGCTAAGGATTCAGCTTATAAGGCTCCAGATCTTCCTGGTGGTTCATATACCAATTTGGTTGGTACTTCAAGATATACAAATGCATCAGTACAGGCAATTCAGGGTCAGATCACATTCTCAAATGCTGACTTTATTGATAGTACTATGACAAGAAAGCCAACAACAACACCTTAATTGTTTTTTATTGAATGTGTAACACTTTTGTAAATTAAATAAGCATTTAGCTTATTTGTATAAATAGGACACATAACCATCATTTAGAAATGATACTAAGTTTATCTTAGTATCATTTCTTTATCCCTCTTAATATAGAACACATTTAAATAATTTAATTTAAGGAAGGTGACTTATATGGAATCTAAACCAGTTAAATATATTCAAGTAATGTGTTCAACTGCACATACATATGGTAATGCAGTAGCATTTATTGAAAAATGGTTGATTGATCTGTTCCCTAAAAAAGATAATGGTGATCCTATATTTAAAACTATTAGTGTTAGTTCAAAAATAGCACACAGACAAATAAGAAGATCATCTCATGAAATATCTAAAAATACAAAACCAATCCTAGCTATACGACCTAGAATAGATTTTTCAGAAGATAGATTTTTACAAGGAACACCTTTAACAGATAGACTTTTATATACTCATATAAATTTTTCTAAGGATGCTCTACAACCATTTTTCTTTGATGATAAAAATAGAATAGCTATTAAATACCAATTAAATAGAACTGTAATGTATGTTGATGTAACATTGGTATTTCCCACAATGATGCAACAACTAAACTATATGAACTTTTTAAAAAATACACTTCCTACCAACAATTCACCTTTTGACTTAAATACTGTATTTGAAAGTTATTTGAGTCAAGATATGATGAAAGGAGTGGCACAACTTGCTGGAATACCTTTTGAAGATGAAAATGGCTCTGTAAAGAATTTTATAAAGTATATGAATGGTCATTCAAATGCTCCCATAACTTATAAATTACAAGGAAGTACTGGAACACGAGAATTTTACAGATGTTATCCTGTTAAAATAATAACTCAAATACAAAGTATTGATGCTGATGATGGTGATAAGTCAGGACAAGTTACAGATGATTTTAGAATAACTTTTCCAATTAGAATGGAATTTTATACAACTGGATTTTATTTTCTTTTTTCAGAAGAAGTATTTAGTATCAAAAAACCAAGTATTGATGATAATGCTGAAATAATTCCTGTATATACCGATGTGTTGCTTAGAGAAGATTGGGATATACAAGAAGGATGGTGCCAATACAATAGAGCTACTTGTAGACTAAGTGAAAAGAATGACAAAGTTAATTTTAAAGAAATGCTATCTCCTTCAATACAAGAAGCTATTAGATACTATAATACACATGGTTTGTATATGGGAGAAATAGTAGATATACGAATTAGAAAACAAGGTAATATGATTTTCTATGGAAAAGACTATGATATTGATTTTGACAATTTAGATATTAAATTTAAAAACGATGAATATGGTTTTTACACATATACAATTATGATATGTATTAATCCAGAAAATATTAATAACCTTATAAAAGATATTTTTAAATTAAAGTAATATAGACACAGTTATGGTGGAGGTACCATAACTGTGTCTATTGTTTTTAATTTAGTCAAATTTTTATCCAGGAAAAAGGAAAAGAAAAATTTATTGATACATAATTAAATGTTTATTATTTTGAATCTGATTCTTTTTCAATTTCTATATCATTATCTGCATCAATGTCATATCCTTGAACCATACTCTGTAAAACATTATTGAATTCTGTTTTGCCAGCAGAGCTATTAAGTTTACCATCATCTAGCAGATCTTTGATTTGAGAAAACCATATCTCTAAGGTCTTTCTTAAAAAATCTTCAGAAACAAATATCCTTGCCCAGAAAGGAAGCATTGAAGTTATCATAGTTATTACGTAGTCCATTTTCTTCGAGCCCTCTTCTGTACCGAGATATTTATGCTCTGCTACAAGAAAAAGCTTATAGGCATCTTCTCGTATGCCATCGAGAGTTTTCTTGGATAAGTACTTTACTATCATAATTACATATGTGACAATAAGAACTACCAATACGATATATCCAAACGACGATTTAAAAAATTCTAAATACTGATTCATAATATCACTCCTTTCTGTTTTTAGTATAATGTTTTGTCAATAAACACCACAGGAAACAATTCAATAATTTAAAGTAATTTAATATGATTTATAGAAAGATGGTGAATTTTTATGAAATTTGATAGTCTTATTCCTTCTATGACCACAGATATACCATTTACATCTATTTATATGGAAGCTAAGGTACTAGAAGATTTTAAGTTACTTAATATTATAACTCAAAATTATAATTATAATTGTCTTACTGAATCACAAGCTTTAAGTCTTTTAGATATAGTTAGAAAACCTGAAGAGCAAAGACTTAAAATGGCGTGTGAATCAATAGATATTACTGACAATAATGATATTGTCATTCCTCCAGCAAATATTACTTATATTACTGAAGCAACTTTACCTTATAATGAAATTATTTCATCAATGGATGATACCTCAGTTATCACTCCATATTCATTTGAAAGAACTTGGGGTAATAAAACTTTAGTAGAAGAAGTAGCAAATATTATTGCTGATGAAAAAGAAAATAACTTAAAAACATACAAGGAGTCTGAAGGTAAAAAAGGATTTACCGAATCAGAAAGAAATGCTTACAGACATTATCCATCGAATAGACCTTCAACTTCAAGCGTTATGTTAAATGCTTTAGATAGTTTAGCATTTAATGAAAGTTCATCTCTTGAAGATGTTTGTATAATGAAAGGTCTTTTACAAGACGCATTTCCTGTTAAAGAAACACAGTGCGTATCTGCAATGATGCCTATGGATGGATCAGGGTTTAGTGAAAAATATCCAGCGTCACCTGAATCAAGAATAGAAGATGTTATCGCCGATACAGATGTTGATATTGCTAAAGATGAACTTGTTAGAAGTAAAGCAATATTTGGAGATGTAACTGAAGCAGCTGATTATATAAAATATCTTACAATGGATAATGGATTATTTTTATCTGTAGAAAATGCTACTGCAAAGAATAATTTGAACTTTGATACAAATGCAAAGGTATTATATAATAAACTCAAGAAATATATTAAAATGACAAACCCTGATGCAGATGCTACTTTTAAAGCAGCACTTAATTCAAGAAAAGATACTTACACATTCTTATTTAATGATGATGCTAATATAAACGATAAAACAATATCAAATATAATTATAAACTGTAAGTATTTACCTATAAAACAGAATAATAGTATTGTGGGATACGAAAAGAAATTAGGAAATATAATAATTGAAGTAGATTTTGATAATAAAGAAACTGGATTGAGAATTTCATACTCAGAGAATCTGGAAGACGTTAAAGAATCGCAGTCACCTGACTTAGAAAAGGAACTTACAAATGCATCTCGTAGAAAAGATACTGCCGTAAGAGATTCTGCAATTAAAGCATTAAACGCTTTAAAATCAGATAAAGTTAAAGTGCCTGAAAAAGAAAAGAAATTAAATTCGTTTAAACATATCATGGATAATTATAATGATGTGCAAAAAGAAAAGAAAAAGAAATTGACAAAAGAATCTGTATATCTTGATATGTGCAAACTTGCTGACGACAGAAGAATAATAGAAAACTTCTTTGAGTCAGGTGACAATATTTCTGATACACATCCTTTGTATAATGCAACAAATTCTAAGATAGAGTCACTTGTAAAAGGTATAACTGAAACAGAGAGATCTTATTTAAATAGCGATTATACTATAGATGATAGAAAAAATTTACTTTGTACAATTCTTGAAGAAGCTGATGAGATATATGCTGATTATTGTCTTGGTGATTATCTTACAAATATTATGAATAGTGGTCCAACAAAACCTGTATTTGAGTCTACTCATAAACTTATGGAGTCGTTATTTGATACATTTATAACTGATGAGCAATTTTTTGAAGCTGTTGAAGATTTCGCATATAAGTATGAAGATCAAAAGAACGAAGAATATATTTATGATAAAGTATTAGATGACTCAGATAAAATACATAAGATTATCTATGAAGAAAGATCGCTGGATCATGATAAAGATGGTATTGCTGATGATATACGAGACTCTGTAGATAGACTTAATGAGCTTGGTTATACAGTAAAATATTCATCATCAGGTTTCAATAGAACAAGAATATCTGAAGATACCTATAAAGATGGTGTGTATCATGGTAAGCTTTACACTACTGCAAGACTCACATTTGATAAAAAATATAATTTACCTTCTATACCAAATGGATGGTATGAAAATCCAAATGCTGATGTCACAAGTATATATGTCAGACCTTATCAATATGATAAAAAAGATGGTACACCGGACGAATCATTCCATAAATGGAAGACAAGATATATGTATGCTCTTAGAAAATGGGTGAGCGAACTTCAACCATATAAAGAGTCATATAACGAATTTTCATTAGAAAATATCGAAGAATCATTTGTGGAAGCTATGAATGAAATTATTGGAATAGAAGAAGATCCTGTTGATTACGAAGAAGAAATTTTCCAGAGTAATTTAGCATATCTTGAAAAAGAGCTTTTCTCTTAAACTTTATTTAAAAGTGGGATTGAGTTTGTGTCTAAAAAGGCATAAAACTCAATCCCACTTTTTTCTTTCAATAGTATATTATTAAAGTACAAAAGAGTGTAATTTTACATAATTTTGTATCTGCTATAAAAAATCACTGTTAAAAATTTTAATTAAAAAAGGAGATTAAAAGATGAAAAAACCTAATTATGAATTTGTAAAGAAAATGATTACTGAGGCTAAGGTGGTAAAGATCAATAATTTAACAAACAGTAATCCGGATGTGTTATTAGTTCCTGAAAATCGTTACTTAACACCACAGGATTACTCTAATGTTATTTGGTTTTTAGAAACTGTGTGTGTATGTAGATGTGCTATTGGTTATGACGAAAGGTTGGATAGACATTTTACAACCAGAGTCCTTGACAAATGGGATAAGCTAGAGCATCTACTTGTAGAATACTTCAATAGATATGAGAAGTACGCTGATTATAAGAACATGCTCTTCTATTCTAGTGATACCAGTTCACACAGCTTTAAAGTATTTGAACCATTTCTCAGACGTCCAAATGACGTGCAGGCTAATTTGTGCGAATGGAGTGATGAAGAGAAAGACTATGTTCCTAGTTATGTTGAAGAAATGGAGTGGTATTGGAATCTCTATCATGAAGGTATTTTGAAAATTGCTCCAGAGCATTTTAAGTGGTATGGAATGTAACTAAATTGTGTTCTGTGATTGATGCTAATTAAATAATTTGATTGACAGGTGGTTAAAGTCGTTAAAACACATAATGGAGATTTTTATGTATATCAATAGAAAGTATTTTGAAATTGCTTTAAGAAAGTCAAGAACGGTAACATTCGAGTTACCGAGATTTTTAGAGGATCCTGAATATGAAACGCATATCAGTATGAGGAATAAACAGTTTACTGTTGTAGTGGTCCCTGATGCTGATGAAATCTCTTCGGAGAATGACATAGATCGCTGCGATTACAGAACTCTTGTCTATGCGGTGTCAATGATTGTTCAGAACGATCTCACTATAGGACATGACACATTTCATCCCGATTACTATGCTATATTCCCAGAGAGTACCTCATATGTAGGAATTGAGGGTCAGCAATATGGAAATCCAAGTAGAGAGTTCTTGAAGATATATTTAAAAGAATATTTTCCGTATTGCTCAGACATCAAAAGCCTGATGGAAAAAGGAGCTCTTGTAGAGCTTGATTCATATGAAGATGTGTTTGAAAGATGTCATGGTGAAAATGGTGTTTATCCAGATAGAAAAGATGTCTTTGACATCTATGAAAAACTTTGGCATGAACAAAATGATGAACAAATTAATGATAATGATAATAATGATTAATTGCTAGTTTAAACTGCTTTTTACATCCTACTGTTATACTAAAGATAAAAATAACTAGAAGTCAAAAGACTTCTAGTTATTTTTTTTTATCCATTTAATTCATTTTCTATTAAAGTATTTATACTTGTATTTAAATATAACTCAATGTTTTTCCCACCAAGTTCTACATTATATTTATCTTTTATAAATTTATTTAGGCACTCACTTGTACTTATATTTTTATCTAAGAAATATGAGTACTTATCAATAATCTCATTTAAAGCTTTTTTACTTGCTTCTTTTTTCTTTTCTATATAACCATTTACAAAATCAAATTTTACATTTTCTATGTGCCTGAAGGATTCTTTCAAAGTACTTATTAGAAATTCTGGATTTTCATAATCATCTGGTATGTTTATTATATACCTTACATTTTGATTATCTTTTAAATTAGCTAAATTCTTTAATGTCTGAATCCATTGCTCTAATTCAATTTTTCCAGTAAATATTTCTGAATCATATCCAAAAATGTAAGTTTTATATAATGGAGCGTCATAGTTTTCAATAAATTCATTTTTATAATTATCATTTAATGAATCATAAGTTACTACATAATAACCTTTACTTTCTTCTTCACCATGTATCCATCTTGAAAAGCTTCCAACATAATACATATTATCTTGTATCTTTGTATGAATATGATAATGACCAAAGTATACCTCACCTTTTATACATTTCTTAAAATCGGCTGTAGTAAATACAGGTGGTTTTAAAGATGTTGAATCTTTTGTATGTTTTTTACTCATTGTCATTACTTCAGAAATAATTCCATGCCCAAATATATAATTATAAAATTTCTTATTAGAAAAATACTCATTATAGTAATCATCTTTATTTTTTATATATTCTTCTGGTATATATAATACGTTTACATCTTTAAACAATTCTTCATCGCATACAGTTTTTATTATTCTAAAATCTAAATCAGCTCTATTTTCAAATATAGAAAATACTGAATATTGATTCTCTTCATGAGATTGAGTTCCATATACTATTCTTATTTTTTTACATACATCACAAAGTTTATTCATAAACCACACACCAAGTTCTGAATACTCAGAATTTAATGGAAGTTTCTTATCCCAGTAATCACCAAGAATTATAATATAATCAATCCGTTCCATATTATTTAGTCTATTAAGTATATCTACTTTTAATTCATTCTTAAATTTATCTATACTGACTGCACCAAAATGCAAGTCAGCAAGAAGTACTCCTACATATTTCATTCTTCTACCACCACCATTATTCCATATATTCTAGCAATCTCTTTAAGTATCAATACTCCTCTTTCACTTAAAGAACCATTAACAAAATAAATCATATCAGCATCTGATAATATCTTTATTGACTCACTTAAGTACCATACAGGAATATTCATTTTTATATTAGGTGGAGAAGCTTTGTTAAAAACATTAAGTATTATTGTAGATTCTCCATAATCTTTTCTAATTTTATCTACTACTAATTCACGTTCACTACTTACTTCTTCTGGAGTTCTACCATTTGTTTTTTGTGATATAAAAACTTTCATAATATTGCTCCTTTCCAAAATATTAAAATGTATGTTAAATGCATTATTTAATTTTAGGTTTTAGACGTATATTATAAAATTGGTAATCAATAATACTAAGAAAGCGAGGTGTTTAAATTCTGCTAGTGATTATCAATCTGTCAGAATAACTTAAATTAAAAAAAAGGAGAAATTTAAAAAATGAAAAACACAATGGACAAAGATGATGACGTACTTTTGTCATCTGTTATAACTCTTATAGTATTGTCACTTATATTTTCTATGAGCACTTTAATTTATGTAAGAAGAGCTACATTGGATGTAAGTGTGGAAACTGTAAATGTTGTTGGATTGGTACCAAAGAACGATGACGATATTAATGAGTTAATTATTATGAGAGATATTGTTTTACCAGATGATGATACTGATTTGTCTGAGTCTAATAAACCAGTACCTATACTTGAAGTAGAAGAAGTTGTTTTTGAGTATAGTATTGGAGAACCACCACTTATGGAAGAAGAAGTCATTGAAGAAACCATTGAAGAAGAACCAGAACTTAGATTTTATCTTGACGATGAAACTTATAATTTATTCTGTAAGATAGTTGAAGCTGAGGTTACTGGAGATGATATTAAGTATAATGGAAAGAAAGTTTCAAAAGACGACATACTTCTTTCAAAGGTAAGAGTTGCACAAGTTTTTATGAATCGTGTAGATTCAAACAATGAAGATTTCAAAAAGATAACCACCTTGAGAGAATCAATAACTCAAAAAGGTGCAACATCAACATTAATAGATGGAAGAGCCTGGGATGTTGAAGTAAATGACTTTACAAGAGAAGCTGTGAATATTGCTTTGTTAGCTTCAACTCCAGATTATACAGACGGTGCGTTGTTCTTTAAGAGTGGTAGTGATTATTGTAGATGGGGAGACTATATGTTCACAGATCCTGTTGGGCACCACTTCTTTAAATAAAAAAATAATATAATCTTAACAAGAAATTAAATATGTAATTCTTGTTAAGATTATATATTATTAAATAGAAGTAAGACTTCAATAAAAAAAATTATAAGAAAGGAAAAACATGTGATAGAAGTTCGTACACCATTATTTGGATGTAAGTAAGAAATATTCTATCATATGGGTACGAGAACATGGCAAGTAATTTTAACACAAAAAGATTAAAGCCAGTAGAAGTAATTGAGAAGTATGAAATAACAACGGAGCAAATCAGAGATTACTTACAGAATTTTATTAATACTCTGCTTGTGAAGGCTAATAAGAAGGACGATTTTCCAAAGGACATTAGGATTTTCGTGATAAGCCATGAGTTCACTAAGCATTTATATGCACCTGTGTTTGTGACATTGCCTCCTGAAGCTGTTGAAAAGAAGAATGGAAAATCTTCTGATAAGGAAATGGCAGATATATTCTTGGTAGGGAATAACAGCGAGGGAATGAAGAGCAATGGTCCAAAAATTATAGCACCTGTATGGACAGTATTAAAGCCTTTCCTGTATACAAAGAATGATAAAAAGGCTATACTTGATTCTGAAATTGGTAAGAAAGAGTTAGGTCTGTCAAGACAAGCTGCTGAAAAGTTAGTAAAATTCTTGACACCACAGTACACAATGATCCATAAGAAACCTGTATATATAATAGCTTTGGATCTAATAAGAATATTCCGTGCTATGGTTGCAACAGACGAAGAGCTTAGTTGGGCAGAAGCTCATAATGGGAATTATACATTCAATGTTGTAAATGACAACTATGTAAAAATTAGCGATGGCAACTTTAAATATTTCTTTTCCAAAGAACCAAGAAAGAAGAATCAGGTATCTAACTTTGAATCAGAGATTGCAATTTCTATTGCCAACAGTACTAAATTTTAATTAAATTTAAGTACGTGCTTGTTAAGATATAAGGAGTATAGTGGTTTGATACCAAACCACTATACTTTTTTATCAATAAATTATAGGAAGGGCTTTAATATGAATGAAAATGAATTTGATTCTTTTTCGGTATGCTTCAATATTTTAAAATTAAGATACGCTGCTTACTTTAAATCAATAAACGATACTAATTTTTTGTGTAATGGAGATAAAGTCGCAGTATATATAAATTTTGAATCTGTATTAAAACACTTATCATCTATAAAAGATATAGATAGAAAGATTTTTAACGAGAATGATTTTGATATAATCATTATGTCAAATATGATAAATCTTGCTGCACACTATAGAAAATTCTTTAGAAGTAATGGTATAAATGACGTTAAAGTTTTTATATATTTTACATCCTTAACAAGTACAACTTTTAATGAATATAAATATAATGTGGATTTTAGATCTTATTATCTTGTAAAATATAATAAGAATCCTAAGTATAATTTGATCAGTGATAGACTAAAAGAATATATATTACCAACGGTAAAACAGATAATAGAAAGAATTCCAGGAGTATATTTAATAGATGCTGAAAATATTGATAGTTCTTTAGTACCATTAATACTTCATGAGAAATTAAATGATTACAAAAGTTTATTAATAACTGGTGATTATTTAGATACTCAGTATTTATTTATGGAAAATTTTCATTGTCATTATATTAGAAGGTCTTTAGCATCACTAAGTGCAACCAATGATTTATATGGGCATTTGTCAGTATTACTTAAAAAAGCAAATAATGATTATACTCAAGAAATGAATATATATAGCAATAGAGCATTTTATAATTTACTTTTTGCTGTTATTGGAGAACCTTATAGAAATGTGGATGGTATCGAAAATGTAGCTAATATAACTTTATTAAAACTAATTAATAATGGTTTTAATGAAAATATAATTACACCACAAAGTTCTAATATTAATTTAATATCAAAAATATTTCCATTAGAACAGCAAGAGAATGTTATAAATAATTTTAATTGCATAGACTATGTTCTTATGTATCAACGTGTTGATGAAGCACAAAAACTATCTATATATTCTAAATTGATAGATAGATCAGACAATAACTCGTTATTACAATTAAATTCAACGATGTTCTACAATCACCGATTGATGCTTGAAGAACTTACTATTTAACTTAAAAAGAATAACTTAGTCTATAACAAGCGAATAGACTAAGTTATTCTTTTTTTTGGAGGATTGAATATGGCTTTTATAAATAGTGAAGATATTAAGACTTGGCGTTATAAAGTTGCTAATTGTGTTATAATAAATGGTGATAGTGCTACTGTAATAGAACCTAGATGTGTTGTATCAATAGATATTGTGAATGATTATATATTAAATACATTTCCTATATTTAAAATAAATTTAGTTCTTACAGATTCTAAATATTATAGTATACTTAAAAATAAAAATTCATTGAAAGTTAAATTGGAAATTCAAAAGTATGGTAAATATGAATCAAGAGATAATGCTACAATAATAAGTAAGCAATATATAAATGATACGTTTGTGACTATTATGGATGATTTAGATTATAACAGAGAAAAAGATTTAGACTTAGAAAAAAGCTTAGTAAGTGCTGACCCTAATGATGAAGAATTTTCAAAGAATGATAATATGCTTGAATTATATCTTTATAGGGAAGAGGTTGCAAATGGTATTAAAAAACAAATAAATTGTGTATGTTCTAATGCAACTTTGTCTACTGTAATTACTTATATTCTTGGAAATGCTGGAATAAAAAATGCATTAGTATCACCACTTGAAAATAATAAAGTTTATAAAGAGTTATTACTTCCACCACTTACAGTAAATAAATTATTAGGTCATTTGGATGCTGCGTATGGATTTTATAAAAAAGGATCAATCATATTTTTTGGGTTAGATAGATCTTATATACTTAATTTTAAAGGTGGATGTAGTGTATATGAAACTAATGAGAAAAAAGAAACTTGCATAATGGTTCCAAAGTTACTTAGTGAAAGTGCATATATGAGTGGTACTGTGGAGAATAATGATGACAGACATTATTTCATATGTAATTATACTGATATAAGTTTTGAGAATAAGAGTACTACAAATAATGTAATAAATGGTACATCAACCATCACTACAAACATATATGGAAATAAAAATACTTCAGATGGTAAATCTAATGTAATTGGCACTTCTAATACAAAAATAGTAAATAATACTGGGGTAAATGAATGGCTTGCTCAAACATATACAGCATTTTCAAATGCTTCATCGACTGTAATATATATTAGTGTGATAGATATTGATTTGGCTGCGATAACACCTAATAAGAATTTTGTTTTTGTATTTGAAGATAATGAATTAAGTAATAAATATAAAGGTAATTATTTACTAACAAAAAGTGTATTTAAATTTATAAATGATACTTCTAGTGGTGATTTTAAAATATTAGCCACGTTACAATTCAATAAAATTTTATAGACTAAGGGGGAATTTATATGGAAAAAGAAAAAGTTGTGTATGATGAAACAGATGAAATTTTTATTGATGACATAGGTAATTCTAATATAGTTGACAATTCAAATCTGCTTTTAGTCAATACCGAAGTTATGGCTATAGATAATTTTAATAGGTGTATGAGTTTAGCATCATTATTAGTTAAAAAGGGAATTATAACTAAGTCTGAATTTGATGAAGAATTTAATAGAAATAAACACAGTAAACAACTTAAAGATCTTTATAATGAAGCTAATAAACATCTTAAATTGATACAATAATAGGTAGCAATTAATATAAAGAAAGATATACATATGTTGTATATCTTTCTTTTAACCGTATAACCCCCCCCCAAATGATATATTATTTATGTGTATTTAAGTGATACAATAGTATCTTAAATAGTTACAAAGGTAACTAGCTTTAATACTAGGGATCTATAAAGTGGTACAAAAGTACCATAATTAATCACAAAGGTGGTTAGCTTTATATGATCCTGAAATAGTAGTAAAAAATCCTAACCTCGTCGAAGGTTAGGTCGGTGTGCGATAGCATCAAGAGCCGCCAGGAGGGAATTATGACAAACATTTTAAATCTTTTAAACAGCGATGCAGTTATCAATTTTGTTAACTTAACCCCACATGATATTAAAATCATAGTGGATGGAGAGGAGGTGGTTATCGCATCTTCAGGCGTCATTGCACGTCTGAAGAGCGAGGTGAGGAAGATAGGCTTCCTCACCTCGGGTAATGGGGTGAAAATCCCCATTACCCAAACGTTCTTCGGGGAGATAGAAGGACTCCCCGAAGAGAAGGAAGACACGACGTATGTCGTGTCGACCTTGGTAGCCCAGGAGGGAGCTAAGATAGGTCGACACGACCTACTTGCTCCAGGGCAACAAATCCGTAACGAGCAAGGGCTCGTTATCGGCTGCGAATCCTTAGGTATTGTTTGATGCCTAAGGCGTCACCTGAGTAAGTGACGTTAATAAACTGCTCTAGGTTTATAATTACTAATTGACACATATTGCTAGTTAAGTAAACCTATGGTCCTAAGTATGACCTCAGCAAAAACTACTTCGAGGATAAAGGTCGGGAGACCTCGTTAAAAAATTCCCTGCTGCGGAGAGGTTAAAGAAGGAATAGTCCTGAGCATGACTATTCCTTCTACATGGTGTTATACTGAAGAATTACTGAAGATAAAGGATAACCAAAAGGTTATCCTAATTAAACTGCTCATAGGAGAATATAGAAGGTATGAGTTATCTTAGTTAAAGGATAACTCATACCTAAGATATATTGAGAGTAGTTATACAACTACTCTCAATATAATTTTTTTTATATATTTGTGACTAATTGATATGAAAGATTTTCATCTTGATCTATTTTTAATATCCTTCTATCATTGGTTATTGTAGATTTATCCAAGCTAATACCATACACTGTATCTGGTTCATCTTTAACCATAAACAATAAAAACTTTTCTTTTTCATATTCCATTATCGTGTATATCCTTGACTCATTTCCTCTAGCAAGTGCAACACTACTCATTAATGATTTAAACTCTGATTTTAAATACATTTTGAGTTGCTCGGGTATATTATACAATATTACTACATCATAATTTTTATGAAGATATGATTTTATAGAATCTGTGTCAAGTCTATATAATTCAGTTTTTAATTCATCCATATTATAAAAATCGATCTCACCGAATACCTTTATATCAGTAGCACTATTTGTCACAACTTCTTCTGTAAACACTCGTTCTGTCATAGTTGATTGAACAAATGGACTTACTGTTTTCATTGGTACATTACATAAATTCTGAAGATGTGTAAAGTTAACACCATGATTTCTACATCTAACAAGTTCAAGCATTATGTCACAATATCCATCTCCCCATAAGTTTTGAGGATAGTCGACTCCATAATTGGTATAAAGAGATTGAATATCAAGTGCAAGTATTTTTACTTTATCTGGAGAATTTGGATTTGAAATATCCTTAGTAAATCTTCTAAGAAGAGTATTCATAGCACCAGAAAAAACATCTGGAAACAACAAATCATATACCGCTTCCACTACCTCAGAACATACAAGCACAATATCAAATAATATCTCTCCTATATTATCTGATTCAAGAGTGGTTTCTAATTTATAATCATATAAAAAATTGCTAAGCCTTTTATAAATAGTAAAGAAATCTTTCACAGAACCACAAGTCATTGCATGGATATAGTTTACTATACTTTGTTTTACTGTAGGAGACCCAAAGCTTGCTTTTTGAATTTTTTGTATCCACATAGGTTTAAACACATAATTTATTTCTTTATGAGTAATGCCTAGTTGCTTTATTACATGGAACCTGTTCGGAGATATAAATACTTCTTTGTGTTCTCTTATAACAGAAGCCATGTCCTGTGGAAGCAACTCATAATAATTACCAAGAATTTCTCTTTTCCTTTCATCAAGATTTAACATTTTTGATTCTAAGCTACTCATAGTTATTTTCCTTTCTTATATCATAAATATTTTTTCTTGCTCATCATTCTGAAATTTTATTTTTGCTGTTTCAAGGTATTTTAAAAATTTCATATGATCCATATTCTCTATTTTTAGATAGTTAAAAGTATTTAAATTGGATTTCATCACTTCATCTTTTAAATGCTCTTTTACTTTATCAACGTCCTGTATCTTATGATGCATATTTGGATTATCACCACCGTCTTTAATTTCAACTTCTAAATTCAAAGAACCTATAAAAAAGTCTGGAATATAAAAATGTCTTTCACCATCGTATTCATAAAAATAAGTGTGAGGTGAAGGACCAATGACATCACTCATATCCATATTCATATCGAGATCCAAAAATTCCAAAAACTTTTTTTCATAGCTTCCTGTATAAGGAATTTTAACATTAATATTTTTAGACCATGTATAAACATTAGATATTTTTCTGTTAGCAAGCATTTTCTTTTGTTGTTCTGGATCATTTAAAAGAGTAGTCTTTCCATATTTACCTATCATTCTTTTTTGAAAAGTCTGTCTGTAACTTTCTTTACATTTAGCATTATTACAAAATCTATTATACTTATGAGTTTTGTCATTCCAAGTTGTTGGTTGTTTACACACAACACATTTTCCTTCAGTTCTTCCTGTTTTTAAATAATAATAAAACTGCCAAGGAACCATGTCAAGAGGAATCATTTCTTTATGCTCATCCTCCAAATGTATAACATAAGTATCTGGATCCATAAACATCTGATCACAAAATTTGCAAAATATTTTCTTTTTTGTCTTAATTTTTTGATTCATTTCTTTTTACCTTAAACCTTTCTTTAATACTCTTAGATTAATGTGCAAAAAGGATTTAAAAGTTATAAAGAATACACTAGAATAAGAAAGGAATGGTAACATTATGGCAGTTGATCCAACATTTGGAATAAACAAATACGGAAGACCTGAAACCTGTTCAGAAAGTATAACTCTTGCAAATAACATATTAGCAACGCTTTTCGGTAAACCTGGATCTTATCCTACAATGCCAGGATTTGGAATGTATATTCAAGATACAGTAATGCGTTTATCCGACGATGTTAGTGTTGATGCTATAAAAGCTGAATTAGTAAATCAGTGTTCTCAATTCTCTGAAGTAGTACATGATGGAACTTTCTTTGTGGAAAAAACAACAACAACTGATAAGAATAATACAGAGTCACCAACTTTACTAATAGGAATTCCTACTATAATTGATGATGAAGAAAAACTTTTAGCTGTTGGTATAATAAATACTAGAAATGGAATTAATTTTAATTTTACTTGGATAAATGATTGAGAAAGGAGAACCTTATGTCAGAAAATCTTGTTAATAAAGATAATTCTATAGATGTCAATTCATTATTCAAAAATATAACTAAATCAGAAACTGTATCATCTAAATCACCACTAGATGATCTTAAAGAAAAACAAGGACAGGGGATGTCTATAGTAAATGTAGATAATGATACTGCTCCAATTTATACTGGATCAGTTCCAATGAATTCTGCAAGATCAGAAGATATTAAAAAGAAAATGGATGAACTTGATGAACTTGCTGAGAAAGCTAAGCTTGTAAGTATAACATCTGTTCCAAAAGATCAATTTGAATTTGTAGAAATGATAGATCAACTTGATAATCTTGATGTAAATGAACTTAAAAAGATTAATGATTTAAATAGTAATAATAATGTAAAAACTATAAATAGTGACGATCTTGAAGGTGTTGATATATCTTCATCTACTATTATCACTGATTCTAATAATTCGACTGATGTATTGTCAAATAGTAATTTGTTTATATCAAAGGAAGAATCTAATAAAATTAAAGCACAGCAATATATAATAGAAAGTGAAAATACTAAAAATACTAATGAAGATGATCAATCAGCTACAGTAATTGTGAAAGATGCTACAAGAAATGAAACTGTTGGTAATAGTGATATTACATATTCTATTGTAGAATTTACTGATGACGAGCATGAAAAACTTACTAGGTCAAAACGTATAGATCTTGTTATGGTCGATAAACAAAATATAGATGTTGCTAAAATTAAAAGACCTTCAGAAACATTCTTAGCAAATTATACAAGTCATATGTATAATGCTATGGCTGGATCATCAACTATGACATTAGTAGCATCGAGATTTAGAATAAATGTGAGAGGTCTCACATTTGGAGAGTATTTAGATTTATCATTATCAACAGAACTTACTGATGTGGATGTTATAAATAAAAAGTGCTCAATATTTTATAAAGCAATAATAAATACTTCTATAGGAAACTTTGTTTCCTATGATGAATTTTTAAAGAACCTTGCTTATTTTGATGTACCACTTTGTACATTAGCATTGTATATAAGTACAAATCCTGAAAAACTTGAACTCGGTCTTACTTGTGGAAATAAGCAATGTAATACGAAGTTTAATATAGGGTTCTCACCAAGAAATATTTTAGGTATAAAAAACCTTAGTGAATATTATCTTGAAAACATGGAAAAGATAGGAAATGCTGATGGTGAGATTGCTCAAAAACTTCATGAGGAATCTACTGTAATAACTAAGAAAATATTCTATTTACCTATAACTAAGATAGGTATTGAATTTGGTCTTAAGTCATGTTATGAAATGATTAACAGTATATTTCCATATGTTAAAGAAGTTGAAGAAAAAGCTAAAGAAGAACATCAAGATGATGTAAATAAGATAACAGATATTATATCATATTTGTTTAAATTTATATCTGCTATATATCTTCCAGATGATGAAAGTGATGAGCATGATGGAAAGGAATTAACAATGCGTGTTGACGATATGCATAGCATGGTTGAAATTCTTTATGCTCTTCCTATAAGTGATTTCATGTTAATACAACAAATAGCAGATATTACTGAAAGAGATTATATATTAACATTTGGAGTATCTGATATAGTGTGCCCAAATTGTGGTGCAAAAACAGAGTTTGTACAAATAAATCTTGATGAAGAGGTTTTTACGAGACTTCAGGAGCAGGGGAATATTCAAATAAATCCAGAGACTTTGCCTCGACTTTAGACTTTTTTTTGGAAGTATTTAAAGGTCAAATGTCATTGAATGATATGCTAAATGTTATACCTTATAAATTACTTACAGAATTAAAAGATGCTAGAATCATGCGCCTGAATGAAGAAGAAAAGAATAGTAAATCTGGAATTAAATAATACTGATGGAAAGGGTTTTTATATGAAAAGATGTATGACGGATTACGCAGGAAACTTGTGTAACTATGATGATATAGATATTCTATATAAAGTGATTTGTCTTAAATATAAAAGATTTATAGATTTTTATAGACTTGTTGAAGAATCATCTGATTACATAGAATCTTTGGATTACGATGATTCTGATAAAGATTCACTAAATATAATAATGACTTTAAATAATAACGACAAAATCAATGAAATATACGATAATATAAAAGAGCGTTCTGAATCATATAATGCTACCATCAGTTTAAATAAGGGAACAATATTTATAGAGTTATCAAATTAAAAAATATGACTAGAGTGAAATTCACTCTAGTCATATTTAAACGTACTCCCCATTTTTTTATAAATAACTCTGTTCTACCTTTGGAACGTCTTTCTCATATTCTAATCCTTTTTTACAAAATTCATTTATAATAGTTCTTATAATAAATAAAAGAATTGGTGTTATAAAAAACATCTCTAAATTTGCATCAAGCATGATGAGTTCTTCATTTAGATTTAGATCTATGTCCATTAAAGACATTTCTTCATCATGCCTTATAAATTTTTTTATCAATTCCATATATTTACTATCAGTTTCTTTATCATATCTTATTATGTCAATAACTCTATCTGGAAATATACTGAATGAACCTTCAGTATTTATTAAAGATGGAATATCAACAACATATACGCTAGTATCTTCCCATTTTGAAAATCCTGATTCCTTTCTATTAGTACCTGGGAAAGTGGTATAATAAAAAGGCTTTATAAGATTAACGTCTCTTCTTTCAAAGAATCTCCACACACTTCGTTCATATTTTAGTTGTTTTTTATTATCAAAAACATGATCTTCTTCTAAGAAAATAGTATCTAAGTCATTCTTCTTAATAAATAGCTTGTTGTTATTTATAAAAATTGACATATACGGATCATATAAAAGACCTTGTGAGTTTTCACCAAGAACTACATTATATCTTTGACTATAAAAAAGTGATATGTATAATGAAACCATATCAGTATACATAGCTTCAATTTTATCTAATCTTTCTTTATAACTCGACTCAATTATACATCTATTCTCAGTACCAATGTTTTCAAATATACATTGGTAAGTATCAAATACTTGATTTTTTAATTCTTGTGTTTTTTCATGATCATTATATTCTAATCTATATCTAATTTTATAAAAGTTGTCTGGTCTAACATTATCAAATTCAATATCTGTTACTCTAAATACATAATCATCTTTAAGATATGGAATAATAAAAAAATCGTTTGGTAGGGGTTTTATAGTATTTGGTAATATGATAGCTTCACTTTCATATGAAACATCAATCCCACTATCACTATCATTAATTTGAGTTATTATCTGTTCAACCCCATATATAGGAAAGAGATTTATTTGTTGAAACTTAAGAGGCGAATTATTTCCTACAATATTATCAATATTTCCAAAACCAGCATCTGTAGTTGATTCATTTATATTAATATGATAATATGTAACAAATGTTGGTTTTTGATCAAGAAATCGTATAATAGGACTATCAATCTTTTCATCAAATTTTAAGATATTATCTGCTATAAGTCTCTCTTCATCTATAATAAATGCCATAGAACAATCTCCTTTCATATAAGATTATCCAAATGTTTCCTAGAGAGTATAATGAAACTATAGATATTATATAATATCTATAGTTTCATTACATATAAAATTTATTTTATTTTACTTAATGCAACTTTAAGTTTGTTTATTTGTTTTCTAAGTTTAGCTATAAGAGTATGAACATTTCTTCTTTTCTTAAGAATTAATGCTGGTATAGTCCCAATAG